CTCTATAGGTCTGGTATTCCATTCTCCGCTGTTGACAATAACACATGGAAAAAGACGGTTATTGGCAAAGGAAACGCCAAGAAACCTGACATACTGGAATTTGCTGAGAATAAGTGGGGTAAGATTTTCCCCGAACAAGATTTTGCTGATGCAGCATGTATAGCTTTATGGGCTAAGGAGACAGAATTAGATGACAATGCACAAAAAACAGAGTAGTAACTTTTATCTTAATCGTAGGCACAAAAAGTTAAACACCTCCAGAGAATATAAATCCACCCTCCCAGAAGGTATGACAGATGAGAACCTTAGAGAGGCTTACGGTAAAGTAGTTTGGTGTAAATTTACCGATTGTAAATACAATACTCAAGTAGAAGGTGTACAACGAACTACCAGTGACATTACTAATAACTCATCTTTTAAACCTATCAGTGAGAAAGACCATATCTGGGATAGTATTTGCGTGAGAAATGAGATTGCCTTGGAATTCACAGTTATCACATCTAAAAATGTAACACATAAAATACCTGCATGTTATGTAGCTTCTTCAGATTCTCGCAAGAAGATGGATTGGTCTAAGCTATTGCAGTCAGACGGCACACCTTATGGTGGAAACATAGAATCTCAGAACCCCGACCACGCTGCGTTCTCTACGGGCGGCTGGGGGAGTTGGGACTCTCCTGACGATCAAGGATCATTCGACGGAGATGAACCAGAAGCTCCCCTACAAGCCGGTGGAAGTGGAATGTTTGATGCCTAGACAAGCCCCCCTAGCGGTACGCACCCATGCATTCAAGCTGTATTCAAAAGGAATGACGGTTGCTGAAATTGTAGGCGGGTTGGGTAAAAAGTTCCCTAATGAAGCAGTATCGGCTCCGACCATATATAGTTGGAAGCGGAGATACAATTGGGTAGAACGTAAGGATAATGTAGAGGAAAAGGCTTTAGCTAAAGTAGAGGAATCTCAAGTTTCTCAGTTAGCTAAGGATGACATAGAGCAAAGAAAAATATATGATCGCATTACTAAAAAGGCTATTGATGAATTGGAAAATTTATCTTTCCAACGTCCCGGCGATGCCGTAAAAGCTGTTGACATAGGTATTCAAGGTTCTAGGGGGATAGCCAGAGGACTGGTGAACATTTCGTTTGTAGAAGAAGTTCTAAATATCTTAGCGGAGGAAATACACGACGAAGATACCCGCATGCGTTTATCCATTCGGTTGGGGGCGTTGATGCAAAAGACACCGGATGACAACTAAGAAGAAAGATGTAACCTCTTATGAAGACGCTTTCGCCCTCTTATCTAGGGGACTGAAAACCACTTCTACTATTAAAGTAGGCGGCATGTGGGATTTTGTAAGAGATATATGGTCTCTTAGTTTTGACCAGCCGAGCCTATTTAATGCGTGGCATGTAGGTAAAATGTGCGATGATGTGGAACGGGCGGTAGACGAGAAAGAAAACTACGTAGGCATTGTACCAAGAACCCACTTTAAATCTACCATTATCGGTCACGCCTTTCCTATTTGGAGAGCCTTGAAGATGGGTAGAGATGTTAACTTTTTGTATCTGTCCTACAGTGATACGATGGCTAAGTATCATGTTGGGGAGCTTATAAAGGAGGTAGATCGTAATCCTGTCCTAAGTCAGTGGATGACTAATAAAAATGCTAGTTCAGACTACACATTTAGATATTCTATTAATGGTGATTATATAGTAGAAATTATTCGTGGTGGAGTGTTTTCTTTCAAACGTGGCTTACACGTAAATGGTGGGATGATAGCAGATGACATTCTAAGAGACCCTGATTCAAGTTTAAACTTAGCTAACCTATCAAAGGTAGAGAAACAGTTTCTTACTGAGGCTATTTTTATACCTAACCCCGGAGTGCCCACGGTTGTCGTAGGAACCCCGCAGACCCCCTCTGACCTCCTGTCGGTACTGGAGAACGATGAACGCTTCTTCCAGCGTCGTATGCCCGCCTTAGACCCCGAACCTGACCGCAGGGTGTTATTCCCTGAACGCTATACAGAAGCAGATTTACTACAAATTCAACGTGCCAAGCCCAAAGCATTTGATTCAGAATTTTTGCTAAAGCCAGCGTTTAGTGACGAGGCGTATTTTGATGCTAAGGATATACTGTCTTGTGAAGACGGTAACTTAGAAAACCATTCCCCTGACGAGACTTTTTATAAGAAGCCGGGGTCTCGGTTGTACGCTGGGTGTGACGTGGGCAAAAAACGCAACCCGTCCCACATTGTAATTTTTGAGGAGTACAAAGGGGTTATATCTCAAGTCCATCAGTCATGGCTTGATAATTGGGAATTTACTGCTCAAGTAAAATACCTGAACTCTTTAGTAGAAAACTTTGATTTAGACTATGCTTTTTATGATAATACCCGTGGAGAGTTAGAAGATAGAGGTCTTAACAATAAATGGTATCCTATGCACTTCTCTATAAAGTCTAAAAATGAAATGTCACAAATATTTGAAGAATATGTTCATTCTGGTAACTTACGGTTGTTACGTGATGAACGGCAACGCTCACAGATACTTGCCGTAAATAATGAGCTAAAGGCTCCAGATACAGCAGAGGGTCACGGAGATGCCTTTTTCTCTATTGCCATGGCTCTCCGGGCAGTGTATGATAGTACATCTATGGGGTTTACTAACATAGGAAATGTTCTAGATTGGGTAGGTGATATAGATGGTTCTAAGCAACCCACTACCCACTCTTTAGATGTAGCAGTAAATGATAAAGAAACTGACCTTTTTAAAGTGGTAGAACAGAAAGAGAACGAGTATAATGAAGGTATCCCCAAAGATGAAATACGGTTAAAAGGTCCCAACCCTGCCTGTCAGGAAGACATGTGCGTTCCACAGATGTGGGTACAAAATAATCGTCTGTGTTTACAATGTGGTTCGCGAAAAGAAGACTAAAACCGGAGGCTCAAATACATGGCTGATCTTACCCCCCAAGCCGAAACAATTGCAAAAAAACGATATTACTTAAAAAATGAAACGGGGGAGACAGTTGAGAATTCCACTGACATGTTTAAACGTGTTGCGAAAACCGTAGGTTCGGTAGAACAAATGTATGACAAGTCGGAATCTGAAGTTCAAAAAACTACCGAACAGTTTTTTGATATGATGGATAGTCTAAAGTTTATCCCCAACTCTCCTACTATGATGAATGCAGGGACTTATCAAGGGACTCTTTCAGCCTGTTTTGTGCTTCCAATGGAAGATACAATGGAAGGAATTATGAAAGGTGCGACCGACGCTGCCATGGTTCAGAAGTTTGGTGGTGGAACAGGGTTTTCCTTATCTAAACTACGTCCACGGGGAGCTAATATTGCATCAACACATGGGAAGGCTTGCGGTCCTATCGAAGTATTAAAAACGTTGAGTCGTGTATCTTCAATGATTACGCAGGGAGGTAAAAGAGATGGAGCAAATATGGCTATCTTGGATGTTCATCATCCTGATATTCTTGAGTTTATATCCTGTAAGTCAGTGGAAGGTAACATACATAACTTTAATATCTCTATTGGGGTGGACAACGCCTTCATGCAAGCCGTTGCAGCGGGAGTCCACTACCCTTTAATTGACCCAAATACCCAGACAGTTGTAGGTGAGCATGATGCCCGTGATGTTTTTAATAAGATCATTGAGGGTGCGTGGAAAAACGGAGAGCCGGGAATGGTTTTCCTTGACCGTATAAACCGTGATAATAAAGTTAGAGATCAGTATGGCGATATGATAGCAACTAACCCTTGCGGAGAACAACCCTTGCTAGGTAATGAATCTTGCAATTTAGGGTCTATCAACCTAGCTAAATTTTATAGCCCCTCAGAGAATAAAAGTTGGCAGGACCTAATGGACTGGAAAGAACTAGATTCTGTAGTTAGGTTGTCTACTAGATTCCTAGATAATATTATTGACGCAAATTATTACGCTACTCCAGAAATAGAGAAGATGACTAAATCAACTAGAAAAATTGGTTTGGGCGTTATGGGTTTTGCCGACTTACTTATCAAACTGAAAATAGGATATGATTCTCCGACTGGCAGAGAAGTTGGGTCAACTGTTATGAAATATATACAAAAAATAGCAGATGATACTTCTCTAGAATTGTCGCAGGAACGTGGGGTCTTCCCTGCGTGGGATCGCAGCGATTACGCTAAAGAAGATGGTTTGAAATATCGTAATGCCTGTCGCCTTACAGTGGCCCCTACAGGAACAATTTCTATGCTTGCGGATACATCTAGTGGCATAGAGCCAACTTTTGCCCTAGTTTGGCGTAAACAAAACGTACTTGAGGGGCAGGAATTCTTTTATGCAAACAAGTATTTTAAAAACGCAGCCCAAGATTCAGGGTTTTATTCTGAAGACT